TCTTGACTCCAATTTATTCAATTGACCAAATAGGTTTTCAAAATAATCATCTTGTTTAGTTTGAATATCTTTTTGAGCCGTAACCAATTCTGTAATGTCTAATTCTTCTGAATCAGATGAATCATCTGACTCAGAAGAATTAGATATTACAGAATTGGTTACAACACAAAAAGATATCCAATCTAAACAAGACGACTATTTTGAAAACTTATTTGGTCAATTAAATAAATTGGAATCAAGATTAGGTGAGATGGACGCAATTATGAATAAACTTAATGCTCTTGAAAACAAAATTGAGAAGTATAGAGAAAAGACACCTCAAGAAAAATTAGAGTTAAGAAGTTATGATTCATACCCATTCAACCAAAAACTTTCACAATTTTTTGACGACAAACAAGAAGAGATGGAAAAAACAGGAAAAAATGATTATGTTTTAACTCCTGAAGATGTAACTGACATTAACGTTAATGACATCAAAAGTTCTTTCCAAGGAAACGGATTTAAAGATGATTTTCAATACAAGTAATATTAAATAACTTACAACTGAAGGCCACCTAAAAGGTGGTCTTTTTTATTTGACAAAACCAAAAAACTAGATTATATTTACATAACAACTTAACAATTTAAAAAATAAAAAACATGATGAGTTCATTAGACGCCGTATTGGCACAGTACGAAAAGGCACAACAAGGGGGCGGGGCCCAAAGCAAAATGTCGCAAGACGAAAGAATGAAAAAGTATTTCGCTTTAATCTTAGGAGACAAAGAGAAATCAGGACAACGTAGAGTACGTATCCTACCTACACCAGATGGTTCTTCACCATTTAAAGAAGCTTGGTATCACGAAATCCAAGTAGGTGGACAATGGCAAAAATTCTATGACCCAGGAAAGAATGACAATGAGCGTTCTCCTTTAAATGAGGTTTATGAAGAATTGATGTCAACAGGTAAAGAATCTGATAAAGAATTGGCGAAACAATATAAGTCTCGTAAATTCTATATCGTAAAAGTTATTGACAGAGACCGAGAAGAAGACGGCCCAAAATTTTGGAGATTTAAACACAATTACAAGAACGATGGTATCTTGGACAAAATCATTCCAATTTGGAGAAACAAAGGTGATATCACTGACCCTGAAAAAGGACGTGACCTTATCATTGAATTGACAAAATCTAAAACACCTGCAGGTAAAGAATACACAAGTGTATCTACTATTATGTATGACGACCCAACTGCAATACACGAAGAAAAAGTTCAAGGAGATTCTTGGATTAATGACGAGTTGACTTGGTTGGACGTATATTCTAAAAAACCTGTTGACTATCTTGAAGCAATCGCTCGTGGAGAAACTCCAAAATGGGATAGTGATAAAGGTGGTTATGTATACGGTAACGATACCGAATCTACAACATCTATGGGTGGAGCTAAAAAAGCTGAAACAAAAACACCTATTGTTGACCCCCAAGCAAATGACGAGGTTGACACAGAATTACCTTTCTAATAAAACAAAACACATCATGTATGGTATCTTGTATGGTACCATGCATGATTTAATTTATATAACACATGGCAATAAAGAAAAACGATTTCAGTTCAGTTAAGAAGAAATTCTCAACTTCTGCAAAATACAAACCCCAAAGATTCTTTGACTTAGGACAAGATTTCTTAGATGCGGTTGGATTACCTGGTCCCGCAATCGGACATTTGAATATGTTCTTGGGTCACTCAGATACAGGAAAAACTACAGCGTTGGTTAAAACTGCCGTTGATGCTCAGAAGAAAGGTATTTTACCTGTATTCATTATCACAGAACAAAAGTGGTCTTTTGAACACGCAAAACTTATGGGTTTTGATTGTGAAGAAGTTGTTGATGAATCTACAGGTGAGGTTGATTGGGATGGATTCTACATCTTTAACAATGACTTTGATTACATTGAACAAATTACAGATTACATCAATAGTTTGTTAGATGCACAAGAAAAAGGTGAGTTAGATTATAGTTTGTTGTTCTTATGGGATTCTGTTGGTTCAGTTCCTTGTAAGATGACCTTTGAAGGTAAAGGTGGTAAACAACACAACGCATCTACACTTGCGGACAAAATTGGTATGGGTATCAACCAACGTATTTCAGGTTCTCGTAAAGCTGATTCAAAATACGAAAACACATTGGTTATTGTTAACCAACCTTGGGTTGAGTTACCTGATAATCCATTCGGTCAACCAAAAATTAAAGCTAAAGGTGGTGAAGCCATTTGGTTAAACTCATCATTGGTATTTTTATTTGGTAACCAAAAAGGTGCGGGAACAAACAAGATTACTGCAACAAAAGACAAAAGAAGCGTTAAGTTTGCGATTAGAACAAAAGTTTCTGTTATGAAAAACCACATCAATGGATTGGGTTATGAAGACGGAAAGATAATCGTAACACCACACGGTTTCTTGGCAGGAAAAGAAGCTTCGGAAGAAAAGGCGTCTATTGAATCGTACAAAAAAGAATATGCTGACTATTGGAAAGATATTCTTGGAGTTACATCTTTAGATTTTGATTTAAAAGAAGAGAAAGAGGATTAGTATATTGTTCACCATTTAAGTCACACCTTGTGATTAAAACATTATTAGTAGACGGAGATAATTTATTCAAGATAGGATTCCACGGAGCAAAAGACGTGTATAACGACGGAGCTCATGTGGGTGGAGTATTTCACTTTGTGAACATACTCCGCAAATTCCTTGAAGAACATAACCATGACAAAGTTGTGGTGTTTTGGGATGGGGATTCAAACTCATCTATCAGAAAATCTATATACCCCCCATATAAGGCAAATAGACGACAAGACATGAATGAGTACAAGTACGAATCGTATTTGTACCAAAAGTCTCGTGTTAAACAATACTTGGAAGAAGTGTTTGTTCGTCAAGTTGAGATGGTTAGTAATGAAGCAGATGACCTCATTGCTTACTATTGTAAGATATCTAAAGATGAGGATATTATTATCTTCTCTGCAGATAAAGACCTCACCCAACTTATTTCAGAAAGAGTTACAATCTATTCACCAATATCAAAACAATATTTTAAGAATGGGGATATGATAACAATCAACAAGGTTGATATCCCCCACTATAATGTATTGCTAACTAAAATCTTTACAGGAGACAAATCCGATAACATCAGTGGAATTGAAGGACTTGGGGAGAAAACATTAATCAAATATTTCCCTCAGGTGCAGGAGAAACCATGCACAATAGAAGAAATCTTGGATTGTGCACGAAATATCCCGCAAAAGAAACCCATAAAAACATTGGTTAATCTTTTGGAAGGTAAGACAAAATCAACTATATTTGGAGAACAGTTTTACCTTACGAATAAAACTATTGTAGACCTTGGTAATCCTTTAATAACAGATGACGGAAAAGAATTGGTGGAACAGATATTGACAGACAGTATAGACCCTACAGATAGGGGATACAAAAACTTAATGAGAATGATGATGGAGGACGGTCTCTTTAAGTATCTACCCAAGAATGATGAAGCTTGGGTCAACTTCCTCAAACCATTTATGAAATTAACAAGAAAAGAAAAAAGAAACATAACAAACAAAAATTAAATTATGAAAGAGCAAGACAGCACCAAAATGGAATTCCTATTGACGTTGAATGACAACATCGTAGTTCAGAGATTCTTTAACGTTAGAGGGTTCAATCCTGAGGCAAAAAATTCGTTGGAATTGTATTACTTTATGAGACAATTGAAGGAAGAACTTCAATATCACTTAAAGATGAAAACTGTTATCTATATGATTGATAACAAAGAAGCAATTGTTAACGACCCATCAATTATGGACACATCATTTACTGAAGGTAGTGAACAATTCAACCTTTATGTAAGAATTGGTGAACAGACAATTTGTCACAGATATTTTGATGGAAAATCATTCCCACCAAAAGTTCGTTATACGGTTGACGTGCGACCATTTTTAAAAGATGTTCTTCGCGAACTTACCGACATTTTTTCATCCTCAAAATTAAGTTTTGAATATTTGGGCGTTGACCTAAACAAGTAAATATTTAATAAAACAGGGGATTACAAAAACGAGATATGAACAAGAATTTTGATTACTTAGGGAACACTTTCCAGATACAACTTTTAAACCAACTTATTGTAGATAAAGAATTTTCAACATCAATTATGGATGTTATTGAAAGTGCTTATTTTGACAATAAGTACTTTAAAATCATCTTGCAGATGACAAAGGAGTATCATGCGAAATATCAATCTACCCCTAATTTTGATACTCTTGAGCAAATCGTTAAATCCGAAATCTCACAAGAATTGGTTGCTAAAATCGTTCTTGATACCATTAAACAAATCAAAGACGCACCATTTGAGGGTACCCAATTTGTTCAAGAAAAAGCATTGAAGTTTTGTAAACAACAAGAACTTCAAAAAGCTATGGATAAATCACAAAAGATTATTACTGAAGGTGATTTTGAATCTTATGATAAGGTTGAGGGATTGATTCGTTTGGCATTACAAGTTGGAGAAAGAGATTTGGGTACAACCGATATCTTCTCTAATCTTGAAACAGTATTAGACGAGGATTTTAGACACCCTATTCCAATCGGAATACCAGGAATTGACAGATTACTTAAGGGTGGTCTTGCAAAGGGTGAGATAGGTGTTATATTGGCTCCTACGGGGGTTGGTAAAACTACCATCCTTACTAAGATTGCTAACACCGCTTTTAATCTTGGATATAATGTACTTCAAATCTTTTTTGAAGACAACCCAAAGATTGTACAACGTAAACACTTCACCTTATGGACTGGTATTGAACCTGATAATTTGGTTCTACACAAAGAAACCGTAATGAGTAAGATTACTGAGATTAAAGAAACAATGAAGAACGAGTTAATTTTAAAGAAACTCCCTTCAGATTCTATGTCTATGAATCAAATCAAAAATCAAATCAGAAAAATGATTGCGGACGGAACAAAAATTGATTTAGTTCTTTTGGACTATATTGATTGTGTGGTTCCTGAAAGTACAAGTAAAGATGAGTGGAAAGCTGAAGGTTCGGTTATGAGAGGATTTGAGGCTATGTGTCATGAGTTATCATTAGTAGGATGGACAGCAACACAAGGTAACAGGTCATCAATTTCTTCTGAGGTTGTAACTACAGACCAAATGGGTGGTTCTATTAAGAAAGCACAAGTTGGGCACGTTATCATTTCCGTAGCCAAAACATTACAACAAAAAGAAATGAATTTGGCGACCATCGCGATTACTAAGTCACGTATCGGTAAAGATGGTGTAGTTTTTGAAAACTGCAAGTTTAACAATGAATTACTTGAAATTGATACTGAAAGTTCAGTAACATTCTTAGGATTTGAAGAACAACAAGAAGAAAGAAAACGTGACCGTGTTAAAGAACTTTTGGAAAAAAGAAAACAAAGAGAACAACAATCGTAAAAAAAATATAAAAATAACTATGGAAAAAATTTTAAAAGAAAACCCCGATAGGTTTGTTATATTCCCAATAGAACATAACGACATATGGGAATATTACAAACAACATCAAGCAGCGTTTTGGACTGCAGAAGAAATTGATTTAACAAATGATATTCGTGATTGGGAAAACTTATCGGATAATGAGAAGTATTTCGTTAAGAATGTATTATCATTTTTTGCAGCTTCCGATGGTATTGTAAACGAGAATTTGGCAGAAAACTTCTTAAAAGAAGTACAATATCCTGAAGCTAAATTCTTCTATGGGTTTCAACTTATGATGGAAAATATCCATTCATTAATGTATTCACTTCTAATTGATACTTATGTTTCAAATCCAGAAGAAAAAGATGAATGTTTCCATGCGATTGATAGATTACCTGCAGTACAAAAGAAGGCTGCATGGGCTCTTGATTGGATTAAGAACGCATCTTTCCAAGAAAGACTAGTTGCGTTTGCAGCAGTTGAAGGTATCTTCTTCTCAGGTTCATTCTGTTCAATTTTTTGGTTGAAATCAAGAGGAATAATGCAAGGTTT